CCCGTCTCCGGTCAACGTGAGGCCTTTGTGCCCGGAACCGGAGGTTCAACAGGTGGGGCCAATGCACAAGCTGCAATGAACGCGGCTAAAGAATTAGCGGATGGCTATGACGGGGATCAACACAAATCCCTGCATCTTACTAACAATCTACCGTATATTGCGCGGCTCAACGAAGGCTCGTCCACACAGGCACCAGAGCTATTTGTCGAGACAGCCGTGGGGACCGCAGTGGGCTCGGTCCGAGGAGCAAAGGTGTTAGACTGATATGGCATACGAACGGCTGGACATTGAAGTCACTGATAATGGGTCCAGCCGGCGGGTTCAACGGAACCTCGAGGACCTAGGCCGCACGGGCCGTGAAGTCGGCACAACCACTGCCCGCATTGTCCGTGAAGGCTTTGACGCAATTGGCACCGCAGCTGTTCGTGGTATGGGTGCAGCCTCGCAGGCTACCTCTTATTTTGGCGGAGTTCTTCGCGACCTGCAGGGACGTTTCTCTGGGGTTACCTCTTCTGCATCCGCAATGGTCTCGTCTCTAGTGGCCGGCACTCTCACGGCTGCTCGGTCAATGGGCACACTTACGGGTGTGAGTGTGGCGGCTCGAGCCGCAATCCTACAGCTTGGTATTAACGGGGCGGCGGCCCTGCTCGTCGTGCAGCTTCGGGCAGAAGCTGCGGCACTTGCTATCGGCCGTATGGGCTCGGAGGCTGCTCGTCTTGCCTCCTCTTTTGGCTCACGTGCGGGTAACGCGCTAGGGGCAATCCCAGGTCAGTTCACCCAGATTGGTTCCGCAGCTCAAGGCGCAGCGGCTCGTCTTGGGTCTGCTGCTAGTGCGGCTCGTGGGAACATGAGCTCTTTCCTCCAGTCTATCCGTAACGGAGCAAGCTCCGCTGCACAGGCCGTATCCAATATGTTCGGTCGCTTCTTTGGCGGCGGAGGCAGTGGTGGGGGTGGTGGAGCCAGCGGGGCAGGCGCTGCCGCGGGCGGTGCGGCTCGAGGCATCAACTCTATTGAGGATGCCGCGCGGCGGGCTTCGTCCGCGCTCATCACCATGAACACTCTGATGTATTCGCTGCAAATCGGCATGATCGCCGTGCTTGCGGTGAGGTGGGCAGATGAGTGGCAGAGCATTCAAAACAAGCTAGACCTTGTCACTTCTTCAACGGAGGAATTGGGGGCAGCTAACCAGCGACTGTTTGAGATTGCGCAGCGCACTCGTTCAGGATATGCCGACGTGGTGGACTTGTTCCAATCACTTCGTTTGCAAGCTGAAAATCTGGGTCTTTCTATGAAGGCCACTGCTGACCTCACTGAGACCATCTCCATGGCTTCTCAGATTGGTAGCCGGGGTCCTCAACAGGCCGCTGCAGGTATTTTGCAGTTGACACAGGCTATGGCACTTGGTCGTTTGTCTGGCCAAAACCTTAACTCTGTGTTGCAATCTACCCCGCGCATTTCTATTGCTATTGCTCAGGGATTGGGGGTAACCACCTCTGCATTGCGGGGACTAGCCGAGGGTAAGAAGCTTACCGCAGACGTGATTACCCGTGCCTTGCAAGGTCAAGCACGGGTAATTGCTGAGGAGTTTTTGCGACTCAAGCCTACTATCAGCAGCGCCTTTACCGTGCTGAACAACGCTGCGATTGAGTTCATGGGTAACCTTGAGCGTAGCACTGGCTTTGCTTCAGGCCTGGCTTCTGTGGTAATTTTACTGTCCCGCAATATGGACGTGCTTGCAATGATTGTGACAGCTGTGGGTTCAGCACTCATGGTTGCGTTTGGAGGCGCGGTTCGCCGCGCTATTGTGGCCACTAGCCTTGCCATCGCGGCCAATCCTATTGGTGCGGTCATTGCTTTGGTTACCAGCCTAGTTGCTGCGGTCATCTTTTTAGGGGATCGCTTCTCAGTTACCTCCGATGGCATGGTGTCCGCTCTTGATTATATCAAGGGAGCCTTCTCGCTTCTGTGGGACGTGGTAGCCAACTTTGGTGAAACGATGTCGGCCATCTGGGCAGCTGTTGGTCCCGAAGTTCAAGGGGTAGCCACTACTATTTGGGAGTGGATCAGCTGGGCCTTCATGGGCATCCTGAGCATTGCCAAGACCGTCATCAACGCAGTCATTGGCTTGTTCGTGTTCACTTACAATGCAGTGGTCATCACCTGGAACAAGCTGCCTGCAGCGATCCAGAATGCTTTTGCCTTGGCCATCAACTGGGTGGCCGAAAAGTTTGAAGGTCTTATCAATTCCTTGATTGGTGGGATCAATGCTCTGTCCAGTTACTTTGGCATGGGTCAGATTGGTGAAGTAAGTATTGGTCGCATGGCAGATACTGGTGCAATGGCCGATTATTATGGAAGCCTAGGTCGTGCCGCGGGTAATGCTTTTGGCACTGACTACGTGGGCGCAGTAGGTGATGCTCTTGGCACTGTCAATGGCATGGTCATGGATCGTGCTCGTGGGTTTTCACAGCGTCGTCGAGCAGGTGGTAGTGAGCTGTCCGATGTTCCGGGGGTTGCAACCCCTTATAGTAGTGAGGGCGCCGGTTCGGGTGGCTCGGGCAGTAACGGGCGCGGTTCGCGCCGCCTCTCTCGGGCCGAGATGATCCAGGAAGAGATGACACGCATCCATGATGAGACGGTGACTGCAGCAAATACCACTTACACCTATCTGGATCGCGCAGCCTATGAGGCGTTGGATAAGTTCAACTCTGGTCTGCGCTCTCGCAAGGATCAAAGTGGCAATCCTTTTGGCGTGCTTAACCCGCAAGAAGAGCAAGCAATGCTGCAGGCTATCCTTGGCCTTGACCGGGCTAAGCGCATACAGGAAGCTCGCGACGATGTGATGCGTCAGGCTATTGGCCCTCGTCTCAAGTATATTGAGACGGAAGAAGCCATCGGCCAGCTTTTGCGCTCGAACACCATTAGCGCGGGTGAAGCAGAGCGGGCTTATCTCGATGCAGCCATTGAGTTCTACCAGACTCGCGAAGACCGTGTTTCTGGTCAGATGCTTGGTCGCCTGCAGATCATGAAGGAAATGCGTAACCAGGCTCAGCCTCTGGCCAATGCCATGAAGTCTATCTGGGAAGAGCAGACTGGCCCGATGCGTGAGTATCAGACTGCCCTCGAAGCCATCGCGGCTCTCGAGCGCGACCGCATGCTCACTGCTCAGCAGGCGGCCGATGCAACCCGCAATGCCACAATTGACTATCTGGATACTCAGACGGATGCCGCTTCAGGTGTGACCCGCGCGCTGATGAAAATCCAGCAGGAAGCTGCAAACGTTGCCCAGCAGATGGAGACCCTGTTCTCCAACGCCTTCTCGAACCTCGAGGACACGTGGGTGGAGTTTACCAAGACGGGCAAGTTTGACCTTAGCAGCTTCTTTGATGGCCTGCAAGAAGATATTGCCCGCGCCACTTTTAAGCAGTATATTAGTGGACCTCTTGCAGGCTTCCTCGAAGACAAGCTCGGCATCAAGGTGCCAGGTCTGGCAGGTCCTGTGGGCGAGAGCCGCAACAACCCGATGTGGGTGCGCAGCGCGGACCAGGTCGGCGGCACCGCGGCCTTTAACGCCCTATTTGTTGACACGAGCAAGCGCGAGGCCAACAAGGGCGCGACCAATGATCCCTTCGGTATCGGTGGGGCAGTGGACGACATGAATGGCTGCTTTGGCACCTTCACTGATGACCTGGGCAATACCTTGGATACCGGCGCTCAGTCCTTTGGCAATGAACTGGGTGGTATCATTGGTGGCCTTGGCTCGATGCTCGGTGGACTTATTGGTGGTGAAGCTGGCGGCATCATCAGCACCATTGCCCAAGGGGCCTCCATGATCCTGCCGGCTTTGGGCATCGGGTTTGCTACGGGTGGCAGCTTCACCGTGCGGGACCGGGATGACTACGGCGACTTTGCAACCGGCGGCGGCTTCACTGTGGGCGGCGGCGGTGGTGTGGATAGCCAACTGGTTTCCTTCCGTGCTTCGCCAGGTGAGCGGGTCAATATCGAACGAGCTGGCCAGGTCGGTGACAAGAGTGGCGGTGGCGGAGTGAGCGTCGCTTTCAGTATTGACGCCCGAGGCGCGGATGCGTCGGTTGAGCAGCGTATCCGCGCGGCGATCGCCGAAGCCACCCCGCAGATTGTGACGGCAGCCCGGCAGGGTTCGGCACAAGACCGCCGCTATGAAATGAGCCGCATGCCTGTTGGCTCCCGCAAGAACTGAGGAACGTAAATGGCGCTGGTGACTTTCCCGACGCAGACTTACTTTGAGAGTGTCTCCCGGCTGCAGCTCATGCGTTCAACGTATGAGCTGCGGTCGCGGTATACGGGTAAGCGCCAGGTCGTAGTCCTGCCGTTTGCTCTTTGGCAATTCGAAGGCAAGCTGCTTCCCCAGACAGGACTTAGTGCCGGTCGGTGGCGAAGCTTCTTGGCTCAGCTGCGGGGTCGCGCCAATACCTTCAAGCTGGTTGTGCCTGGTTCAGAAACTCCACTTAGCGGGTATGCTGGACCGCAGGGCACTGTTCAGACCCAAGCACAACCTCGTGCAACTTCGGTAGCTACTCAAGGTTGGACACCCAATGCCACCATATTGGCAGAAGGTGACTATTTCACGGTAAATGACGAACTCAAAGTGGCCACTATTGCTATTGTAGCAAATGCCAGTGGTCAAGCTACTATATCCTTTGAGCCTGGATTGCGTAAAGTCCTCAATGTCGGCTCGGTGGTCACAGTATTCAATCCATATATGTTGCTTGCAGCACAGGAAGATGATGCAGCTACTTGGTCCCTTGAACACCCTGTTCAGCATGGCATCACTATCAAGGGCGTGGAGGCATTAGATTAAACATGGTTGGAAGACCTATTGACCCCACTACCAGCCCGTTATTGGACGGCTCCTCTGTAGGATGGGCGTATTTTATTCGCCTTGATATTGAGGCTGATCCCATTCTTGCCTGGACTGGGTTTGGCACCTACACATTTTCGGCCGGTCATGCAGATACTGCTCTTGCAGGGTTAACCTTTGAGGGTATTACGCATCTTGTTGGGGAAGTCAGCCCGGTTACTGAGGGCCAAGGAGGCTCTGAGGCGCTTATGCTTTCTTTGCCGGGGGTCAATATGACTGACGAGGCTATGCGCCAAGTGGTCTATGATCGGCGTCGGTGGCAATTCAGGCAGGCCTGGGTTTGGGTAGCCTTGCTGGATGCTTCTGGAGCAATAGTTGGTGCGCCAATTCGGCTTAAAAGTGGGCGTATGGACCTAATGACAGTCATTGAAGAAGATGATGGGTCTGGAACGGTGCAATGTCAGATTGAGTCAGCGCAGTCTTATCAAAGCGAGGCTATAGCAACTCGATATTCTGAACAGAAAGAGCTGGACGCAACAGACACAAGCCAAGATTATGTATGGGCATTGGCTAATATGACCCCCACATTAGGGGAAGCAACCAACCTACCTCTTGGTGGGTATGCTGGTCCAGCGTTCTTTGGTGGTGATGGTAATTATTCAGGATACCGGGGCTTTTGAAAAATGACCAGACTAGCTGACTGGCAAGATCGACTATATACCTGCATACTTACTAGACAAGATACCCCCTTCCAATGGGGCAAACAAGATTGTTGTCTTTGGGTAGGGGATGCCGTTCTGGCCATGACCGGGGTTGATCCAGCCAAAGCATATCGTGGGGCCTATACAACCGCACTAGGTGCCAAGCGAAAGATGCTGAAATTGGACGGGGTAGGAACTCCGGAGGCTTTAGCTGATAAGGTATTCGGTGAACGGCTTCCGATAGCCTTCGCACGTGTCGGGGACGTCGTTGTGGCCGATCCTGAAGTGGTCGGCTTCTCGTCAGAGACCGGAAATCCTTCTATGGGAAAGATGCTTGGTATCTGTTATGGTCGCCTTTCGCTATTCGTAGGCTCCGAAGAGAACCACCACGGGCTAATTACCCTCAATACCTTAGGGCTGGAGTGGTGTTACCGCGTCTAGCTAGATGACACGCGGAGGGCATCCTAGTGAGCGGAGTAGTCAAAGCAATTGTTGGTGTAGCGGTGGCCGTAGTGGGCGTCGTAACCGGCAATCCGCTCCTAATTGCCCAAGGGGCAATGATGACCCTTGGGGCGGTTCTACCGAAGCCCAACGCTGGCAATAAGGCCACCCTAGGCCGGTTGTCTAAGTCTTTGGCTCCTGAAGATTTCCGCAAGATTGTATTTGGCCGCACCGCGGGTGCTACCGACTTGCGTTATTGGGAAACTTGGGGTAGTGATTACACCAAGTTTGACGAGGTATTGGCTATTGCCACCCATCGTATAACTTCATACCAAGAACTGTATATCGAAGAGGAATTGGTCCCCCTAAGCGGAGGTTCCGCCACAGGAACCTATTCAGGGGCTCTGCAAGTAAACCGGTCTACCACCGGAGGGCATATTGCCGCCGGAGGTGGAACGTATTGGGCGTCTACTGCTGCCTTTACCGGCGTCCCGCATTATGTTATGCGATGGACATATACTGAGAAAAAGCTACCGCAGGGCATCCCTTCCAGGTATACTCAAGTAGTTGAAGGTGCACCGGTATATGACCCGCGCAGGGATAGCACCCGGGGTGGGTCTGGCAGTCATAGAGCAAATGACCAGACCACTTGGGAGTATTCCCCGCTAGATAGCAATAATAACCCAATTGGCCGCAATAATGCCTTGCAGATGCTTTGGTATCTAATTGGGTGGCGCATCAATAACAAATTGGTAGCGGGCCGAGGTGTTGACCTTTCGGACATTGATTTTGCAGGATTTATAACTGCAGCCAATGACTGCGAAGCCTTAGAGTATTACACAGATGGCATCCTGTCTACAGGCGACCACCATGCCACAAACGAGTCTATTCTATCCGCGGATGGACTGATTGGCGAACTCCTTGATGCGGGAGGTCTATGGACTTATCGTGTAGTCCATAATGACTTGGCAGATATAGCCGTCGTTCTTACTGATGATGATGTGGTCGAAGGTGGAACGGTGCAGTGGGTGCCGTTTAAGCCCATGGCTGATAAATACAATGAGGTAGCAGGGACTTACATTGATAGTCGACCCACGGCCTTGTTTCAGCCTCGAGCATATCCCACGGTATTTGACAATGCCTATTATACTGAGGATAATTACAAGAAGCGGAAAACGCAAAACTTTCAAGTAGTCCAAAGCCCCGAACTAGCACAACGCTTGGCTCGTATTTCTCTTAATCGTGCTCGTTGGCAGGGTGAGTTTTCTGCAACTTTCAATCTGCGAGCCTTGCGCGCGCGGGTATGGGATATTGTGCAACTTTCTCTCGAGCGATATGGCTTCGTGGCTAAGCCGTTTCGAGTGATCCGACAGTCAATATCCGCACAAGGGGTCGAGCTGGTTTTGCGGGAAGAAGACGCGTCGGTCTACTCAAATGGGACGGTTACCCCCCAAAGTGCACCAAGTGCGGGTGTAGCATATGACCCACGCATGGAAGTTGCCCTGGTCAGCCTAGCAGCCGCGCAGTATTCCGCAACTGGGGCAGACGCTACCCAACAAGATGGTCTCACAGTCTCATGGGCAACGGCTCCAGGGAATGTGCGGCGAACAGAAGTGCAGGTGAAGCTAACCTCGGATACTTATTGGCAGACTTTCGGGCCATTCATGTCTGATGTGGTTTTTGCCAACATCTTCCCGCTGCTCTCAGGCTCAGCTTATCAAGTCCGAGCACGCCATATAAGCATCCATGAAGTGGCCGGGCCTTGGTCTCAGGTCTCAGCTACTACTGGCACTACCTCAAATGTAAGCTATTCGGCGCTGGCTGCAATTGCCGGTGGGGCTGAGACATTTAGACAAACCACCCCACCTACCGGAAGTGAGGGAGATTACTGGACAGACATTGATAATAACAACGCCAGTTATCGACATGAGGGACTTGGCCTTTTTGTCTATGGCACTCCCATAACCTTCAATGGGAATGGAACGACTATCGACGCCCCTTGGGTGAGTATTTTGGACCTATCTGTGGTCAATGCTTTGACACAAATTGCTGCGGCCAATGACAATATCAGTCAAGTGCTGTCGTCATTGGCGGCTATTGCCTCCGACTCCATCCTATCTATGGGTGAAAAGGCTGAGATGATCCGCCAATACAATGTGGTATTGGCTGAATATCCTATTATTCAAGCTCGTGGATCGGGGATGGGTATATCTACTGAATTGACTGCGTATATGTCAGCGTATTCAGCCCTTACTGTGTATATTGGTAGCTTGACCTCTTTTTCAAATACTAGTGTGGATACTCCAATTAACGGAACCACATTTAGCGGGGTTTTTCAAACGTATTACACCGCTAAGCAGGCTTTGACTACCAAGATTGATGAAGTGGCTGCACAAACAGCAACCTGGAGCAATGTCACCGGAACTGGACGTCCCGCAGATAACGCAACAGTAGGAGCCCCGGCAGGAACAAATGTGGGCACTATACCCGCAACCGCGGTGGCTTCTACTATCAATTCTGGCGGTGGTGTTGCGCCAAACAATGTTAATACAGCGGCTATACAAACCGGCGCAGTAACCGCTAGTCGATTGAGTGTTAGCCAGCTGGACGCAATTACCGCAACTATCGGGACGCTTCGAACAGCCACCACGGGTGCTCGCATGGAGATTGCAGATAATGTAATCCGAGTGTATGACGCCGCCGGGGTATTGCGTGTTAAGCTAGGGAATCTGGCATTATGAGTTTTGGTTTGCAGGTCTATGACGCGTCAGGCAATCCGCTCATTGAGCTGACAGATAGCTTGTTCACTATTATTGGCACTTTGACCGCCTCAATATCAGAGACTACCAATAGTGGGTCATTTTCTAATGCAGATTTTGCTCGTGGGGCTCCTTTCTTTTTCATAGTAGGGTTTCCACAAGATGATACATATGGAACTAGCTGTGAGGTTCAAATATCCTTCTCGGGCAATACTTGCAATTGGAGTGTAGATCCAAATCCGCTAGGCGGGCGGTCAGGCACTTTGGTTTTTTATTACGGGTATTTTTGACATGGCTTTTGGTGCGTCATTTTTGAATAGCTATGGAGCGGTCCAAATAGATCAAGACTACTTCAACCTCAGCTATAAAACTAAAGGCACTGTGTCGAGCATAACCGCTTCCGCATTTTATATAATGGCTGGGTTTGAAGCCCCAGCAGATAGTAATATGATTTATTTTGTTGTGGATTACCCATCAACAAATACGGCTATTGTGGCTGTTACTCCGCCAACTGGTCGGGCGTTAGGTTGCTTGCATCTGATAAATGAAACAAATACCTCAAACCCTCCACCAAGTGGATATAAGCGAGCCATATTCTATTGTCAAGGAACTACTGCAGCTTCAATCAGCTATTATGTTTTTGATAATGTAGCTCCCACCTTGGGAGATACTGGATATGGGCTACAAGTCAAGAATGGGGCGGGTAATCTTGTATTCCATTCGGGCTCACCTGTATTCCGAGCTAAATCCCTAGTTACATTGAGCCAAGGCAATGTGGGAGCTACTTTGGCATTGCCAAGTGGGCGAACCCACGCCTTTGTGTTCTGCAATCCTTCAAAAGGATATTACTCAACCAGCGCAAGCACAAGATTAAAAGTGGTGGGGTTTGAACTTACCTCATTGACTTTGGTTACTCTAATTGGTATGAATAATTGGAACCCAGATGTGGCAGGGGCGGTATATAATCAGCCGTCTTTGGGATTTGTGGTTGATGTTAGTTTCTTACCATGAGGTGTGCTATGATGAAATTGTCTGTTTTGAGCTTGGTCTTGACTGGATTTCTTGGGGCTTGTGCTACGGGGCCAATGGCCTCTTTGCAAGACCAACCTCTCCCACCACCCGAAATATCAGGGCCTTGCCCTGGAGCGTATATTGACTATGCCTACTGGCATCGCCGATACCGAGACCCCTTGTATGTGCCTGTTCAGGTTCAGGTGGCCGCACGAAGTGCTCTCTCTGCCTGCAAGCGGGCTGGAATTAGAGGGCTTCCGGTAACTGTAGCGGAATATAATCAACAATCCCCAGGTATTGATGGGCGGGAATGGGCCAGACAAGCGGATCGTGTGCTTAATCCACGCCCACTAGGTGAGTTTTGAAAGGATCGATATAATGGACGTTAGCACACTGACTGATTTGCCCACGCCTACTGCTGGGGATTTCACATTGACTTGGCGAAGCTCTGCACCATATCGCCTCAATTTGAATAACCTCGTAATGAGGGCCAGCCCTGGCGGCCCCGTTTCAACACTGGACGTTCAATCAGGCATTACTTCCAGGAGTGAGTTTTGGCATTCAGACAGTGCGGGTAGTATTAAAGCCCGCTTTGGTATTGGAACGTATACGGGTGACTCCGCTATTCTTTCTCTCGGCACCGACTCGGGTAGTAGTGTTGGCCATATTTCTCTCAGGCCAAATGGGGCCGAAGCTATTCGTCTCACCTCAACTCAAAAGGTTGGTATTGGCACTCCCAATCCGGCTTATAGGTTTTCTGCTTGGAGTGGGACTTATGAGTTTGTAACTGCAAATACAAATGGCACTGAAAATACTGACTGGCCTCAGACAGCCCTGTCTATTCGTCGTTTTGATGATTTTAATCATATGACGATGTTACAATTAGGTCATGTCAATGATAGTCCTTATTCCGCGCAATCAACGGCTACTTGGAATTTTAGTCTTTGGGACAATACTGGGGGTAAACTCACCAGTGATAGCGCGACAGATTTAATTCTGCGGGGCCCTGGGGATTTTATTCTCCAACCCAATGCCTCAGTTAAACCGGCTACAGACAACGCAAAAGCTTTGGGATCAGCCGCCAATAGGTGGTCTGTGGTTTATGCGGGCAGTGGCACCATCAACACCTCAGATGCACGGGATAAGCTGTGGCGCGCAGAAGGTCTCACAGTGGCTGAAATAACAGCTGCCCGGGAAATAACTGAAGAACTTGGGTTCTTTAAGTGGGTAGCTGCCATAGCTGAGAAGGGCAAAGAAGCCCGGTATCATTTTGGGCTACGCGCCCAAAATGTATGGGCCATCATGTCGAAACATGGGCTCATTGATCCTATTGACCTTGAGGGTAAACCTGGTAAAACCCCTTATGCCTTTTTATGTTGGGACGAATGGGATGAACAGGCTGAAGAGGAGCTGGAGCCGGGAATAAACAAAGAGACGGAGGAAGACTGGCTAGTCCCCACAGGTAATACCCGAATAATCCGCTCTGCAGGATATAGATATGGTCTTCGGTTGGATCAATTAGCTTTATTTATGATCGCTGGACAAGAGGCTCGTCTACGCCAAATAGAAAACCAGCTAGCTGCCGATTGACGGGCCGCGCTGAGGCTCCCGTGGGGCATAGGTCCTAGCAACTTATTCACCAACCCACGGGAGCCCTTATGACCTACACCTTCGGAGACCGCAGCGAGCAGAACCTCGTAGGCGTGCATCCCAAAATGCAAGCTGTGGTTCGGCGAGCATTACAGATTAGCGCCCGCATCGGCGGACCAGACTTTGCGGTCATCGAGGGCGTTCGCACCGAAGCACGGCAGCGAGACCTGTATGCCCAGGGCCGCACCAAGCCGGGCAAGGTTGTGACGTGGACACTGAAGTCCAATCACTTCAAAAATCCTCGCACAGGCTTTGGCCATGCTGTGGACCTCTTCCCGGGCACCTGGGATGATCTTCGCAAGTTCGACCTCATGGCCAAGGCCATGTTCCAGGCTGCGGATGAACTCAATACCCCCATCCGGTGGGGCGCCGATTGGGATCGCGATGGCAAACCTCGCGAACGCGGCGAAACGGACAGCCCACATTTCGAACTCTGGGGCGTGTGATGGACCTCACTCGCTTCACCCCTGTCAGTCGAGTGCGAACCGCCCTGATTGCTTTGGCAGTCATTGTGGGTCTTGCCTTGGCGGGCATCGTCGTATGGAAAGTGTTTTTTGCAGGCACCACCGCAAAGCGAGTTGCTGCGGAAGCTGTGGTCGGACAGGAAGCGGCCGAAGGCCAAAGTCGAGCCGCGGAAGCCGCTCTGGGCAAGATAATTATCCGCACCGAAGAGCACCGCATCATCGAGGAGCGGGTCCAGAAAGGAGTGACGCATGTTTACCAAACCGAAGGCTCGCGCAATAGCGTCGGGGCTCAGCTTGACGCTGCTGGCCGCAATGCTCTCTGCATGCACGACACATATCAGCGTGCCAATGACTGCCCTGGACTGCCCACGGCTGGTGCATCCAGCCCTGCGGCAACCGACGCCGAGCGCAACGGGTCCTGAGGACGATACTGCAGGTGCGTGGATCAATTTTGGTGTTCGGCAAACAGGCCAACTTGAGCGATCAAATGTAGATCGTGAGGTGGTCCTTGGCATTTATGATGAGTGCTATCGACAACAGCGAGCTGCGCAAGCTGAAGCTGAACGTCGCACAAAGCCCTGGTGGCGCCGCATTTTCTGAGGAATGACTGATGGAACTCCTGGCAATTCTTGCAGCCTTTGCGGCCTCCTTGACCGGCATCATTGCCGTAGGGTGTGGCCACCGGTTCTGCTATACTCGACAGCAACTGGCCGACGGTGATCCGATTGCTCTGGCTTACGTGTGGGTATGTGGATCAACCATGGCTTCGGCCTTTCACGCCACCGCCCTGCTCGACGCAGCGGCATGCGACAGTGGGCAATCCGGGCTATTCGCGCTCGCAGCATCGACGAGCTCTTCGCTCCTATTCGCCGCAGCTCACGTGGTGGTAGGAAGGTGGGCAGATAAAAAGAACGGAGTCGCAACGTGAACTGGCTTACCAACCAGCTTACTGACCTCCCGCGGGAGGTCATCAACACCCTCTGGGTCTTCCTGGCTGGCAGCGTGCTTACGCTCTTCCGTTCCATTGTGGACGGCACTCGTCGTTCTGCCAAGGCTCTTGTGCTCGGCTGCATTTTTGGCGGTCTTGGAGCAACGATTGCTTATGACATGTTTGCCAGCAGCGACTGGCGGGTATTCTGGACGGGCTGCGCGGCAGTCATTGCAGAAAACTTCGTGGTGGGTCTGTTCAACGCAAGCAAGAAGTTCCGCGAAAACCCTATTGACACTTTCAAGGATCTGTGGGCTACTGTAACACCTGGCCTTTCAGCCGTGAAAGATTTCACCAGTAAGTCGGACGATAATAAGCCCGGCGAAGACAACCGGGGCTGAGAGAATAGAATGGTCCATAAAGACATCGAAGGCTCGGGGCAGAAAGTCCCGAGCCTTTCAACTTCCGAGGCTTCTACGGAAGCTCCAATCGTCGTAAAAGGGCGCATCGGCGAGAGGGACAGAGAGCACCGAGAGCTTCCGGCCGATGGCGAGGTCAAGCGCTACCTTTTTACCTCTGCACAGAACAATACCCACGTGCATGAGACGGTGTGGCTGAATGTTATGGCCATGGCTGAGCATTATGACGCCGAGCTCATGGTGGGCACTTTCAGTTACAATAAGGGCGCATACGGCAGCAAGTCCGTCAAGCGCGGCACAGACAGCTGGCGAGACCGCCATGACGACCTCTGGTATGACCCACAGTTGACCGAGTTCATCGTGGACGAGACAGTCCAGCTTGCTCCAGGTCTTGTGTGGGCTGGTGAGCTTAATATCATCCCCACTGCGCCAGACCCACTTTCGAACCTTGAAAGCTATCACGGGCGAGATAGCAATATCATCCCGCATGCTCAACATGCTATGGCCTCAGTGGCCAGTCTCGATGGTGAAGCAGCAAAGCTCAACTATAC